TCTGGAGTTTCGGAAGAAGCAAATGCATCGAAAAACTTTTGTGCGTAGTTAGCACGCCGTTGCTTCATTGTTTCTGATGTATTAGCTGGCTTTTCATATTTCAGCATAAAAACATCAGAAGCAGCACGAATTTCATCGGCGTTGGTTACAGCAGACCAGACAGTTTTATAACTGTTTTTCAATTCATTTATAAGATGGTCCAACTGTACGTTGATGTCTCCTACAGAGACCCCCTTGATTTTAGCACGATTCAAGAGCGCCTCTTTGCGAGTATAGAAACACCATTGAGCTAAACCGAAAGCACATTTGTCATGAACGAAATCCAGGGTTCCGGCATCGGCTTTGGCAACGTAATCCGGGTCTTTAGATCCTGTAACATTTTTAGGATTCAATGAGCTTTCCGCCATAAGGTTACCCATAATTGCTGCCGTGCCGTAAGGATTATTTGTTTCTTTGATTAAATAATCCCAGATAACTTGTTCGTTCATTGTTTACACCTCTGGATTGTGTGTAGAAATACTGGTGTTAACATAAGTTTTGACGTTTTCATTTGTTTCAAACATCTTTTTGAACTTAACAAGAACTTCGTCTACAAGGTTGCTGAAGTATTCAAAAGAAATGAATTTAACAAGGAATGGAAATTTGGTAACAAACATATCGTAGACCTTGCGAAGTTTCAGCTGACCGGTACCGCTTCCGAGTTCTCTTTCAGCTTCGGCTACGGCATACAGGAGCCATTCTTTAATCTTCGCTATCTGCTCTGCTCGCGGAAATTTAAAGAACTTAATAATACAGTAAATAATAACAGCAATAGCCGCAACAGCAGCAAGAATAATATACCAATTTTCTGCAATAAACTTCATAGTACACATCTCCTTTAATCAATAACTACCTTTTCCATCACCGATAATGTCAAGGAACTTAGCCATCATGTAGCCAGTTTTATTCCTGAACGTTACCTTGCACCATTCTTCTCCGGGAGTAATGATGTTTACAATCGTTCCAAGCGGAACCTGCATCATTAAAGCTCCCTTTAAGCTAGGAGTCCGACGCAGATTAACAGTTCCTCCTGAAGGAGCAACCAACACTGCCTGTTCGCCAGAGGTGGGAGTTGGCACAGGAATATCGGATGCCTCTTTCAGTTGCCTACTTTTTCCATAGTGAGTCCAAGGATAATACACGTTTACCTTAGTATCTGTGGTCATTCTTGTACTCATATGTTTGATTTGAAAAGGATTTACACTGTACACTACACCAGCATGATAATAATCATTCGTATCACCGTTGTAGTACCTTCCGCCCTTCCTGTATCTGGAGGGCAGATCCCAGTTTTTGTGTCCCTTTGGAACTGCTTTCAGCACAATATCTCCGGGTTGTAAATCAGCCTGAGATGCAATAGGCTTGAGGTCTACCATTTCTTTTCTGGCTGCCCAGTTCGAACCGTGAATACCAGTCCATTTGAGACCCATTCTACGAATAGCACCAATAATCAAACCAATGCAATCGCAATAACCATCAGAGCCATCGGCCGGTTCTCTCCGTTTAGGATGGGATTGATAAATCTGAATAACTTTAGCAAGAAATTTATCTACTGCTTCTTTGTAAGTCATCCAACTGCATCTCCTTCTTCTTCTTTCTTTTCAGACTCATCTTCTTCAGATTCGTCTTCTTCTTCAGACTTTTCTTTAGGTCTTATCGCATTTTTACCAAATGCTATAGCTACTTTCTCAGTTCCGCTGTTAAATGTATAAGCGCCCATATTCACAATCATAATTGTGTCAACACCGGTACTAAGATCCACAAGAGCTGACGCTATTTCCGGCCGCAAAAGAACAACAAGAAAATTTGCGATCCGATAGAGCATCCAGAAAAGCGTCACTCTCGTACACATCTTTTTTGAATATTGAATAAATGCTTCCTTTAGCTTTAAAGATGTCGCCATCGGATCTCCTCCTTTTAAAAAGACTTACAAAAAAAGAAGTCTTATTGTCTGTCGCTGCCGAGAAATGTTCCTTTTCGTTGACACTCGTGATAGACTTCCATAATGAATTCGTAGTCTTCTTTATAAACATTGTTTTTAATACCATGTTTTGCCACGAGCTCTTCGTATTCTTCATTTTCCTTTATGATGTTTTCGAATTCCAGTTTTGTATGCTGCCGATGATTAAAGCATGAATTAGCAAAATCCAGTACATGTGATTTTATTTGACGAATCGTTTGCATGTCATTGGATTTTTCCATCCGGTCCATGCGTTCTTTCATCATCTCACAATTATTTGTTGTGCCGTTTTTCATCTCGTCAATGCTTGCATTTGTTCTTTCTTCGAAGACATCAAGATCACTGCGAAGATTTGTTATTTTTGCTTCATAGTCTGATTTAAGTTCTTCGATTTTTGCAGCTCGATCTGTTTTAACCTCAGCAAACTTTCTGGCTGAATCAGCTTTTAACTCTGCAACATCTTTGCGGACATCCGTTGTAAAAGCTTTTCCAATCCAGCTTATAACCCAGCCAAGCGGATCAATATTCCTCTTGGTAATCTTAAAGAAACATGACAAAATAAATAAAAGAATAATAATAGACCAGCCGACATTGCCAAGTATCCATTGGCCGACTGCTTTTGATATTTCTCCCATAGGAAACACTCCTCGCTTATTGATTGAGCGAGAGCTTTAGCGCTAAGTATAAGTTTTGTGCATTCTCACGCGAGAGGCTTAATACTATTTTATCTTCGCCTTCGCTCTCGAACTTAAGAAAAACATTCAGTAGATAACCTGTATATTCATTAAAAACAGTTTTACTCCATACCTCACCTTTTTCAAGGATAGCTACTGTAGTATTGGCTGGTATTACAGTTGTTATTTCAGAATCAATATTTGCATCATTATGCAATGGAACCATGTCTTCAATGGTTGTAGCATATATGGGCACAAATATCACCCCTTAGTAGATTATTAAACGAATAAAGCATCTATTTGAGCATTTGTAATAGCAGAAATGACAGTGCCGACTGTCGAATAAGATTCGCCGTTCCAGCGATATGGTGTATTTGATGTTTCATCAATATAAAGTTTGTCTTCTGCTCCGGTTAAAGGAAAATCTGAATAATCAGAATATACCAATATATCACTTGGCAATTGAGATTCAGTAACTTTACCATTTGAATCAAGAGATGCTATTCCGTTTCTTGCTCCGATGCTGGATGAATCAACCTTGGTATCCAGTTCATCCTGCATTCCATCAATAACAGATGCTATAACGGTGTTATCTGGATAATCATTCAGCTTCTGAGCGAAATAACTCAACCCAGTAAAGTCCAGAAACTTTTTCTGGGTAGGATTTTCGTATGCCATTATAGATATCTCCTTTTGAAATTGATAAAGAAATATTGAATTAACAAAAAAGAAATAATATAAAGGTTACGTCGAACATAGAAACATTTTGTGTAGTACTTAATTCATTTCCTTAATATGTTTAAGCCATGCATCAATAGTTACAGCTTCCATTCGCATTCCTTCCATTACGGATCTGCTTCGAACTTGATTACTGATCATCATTTTATCATTAATCGGAATGCTTTCCCAAATATCTTCATGCTTTTTATACCATACGGCGAAATGCTTTTCGGTACTGTCTCGATACTCCTGATTTTCCTGATCGATCCATTCTGGCTTGTTCATGGTGTAATATGCATCAAAAATCATGAAAGCCGTAAAAAACATAACCTTATCCTGAATTCCTCTGCTTAAAAATTCATCGATTAATGCATCGTTTGAATCAAGCATATTACGGTAAGTCTTCAGAATATATTTTGGATCATGACGGCATACAGAATCGTCGCGCCATTTCCAAAGATAATATGGAGTTTGACAGTATTTTACATTTGTAGAAAGATTCTGACAGAGGATGTTGAAATAACTGTCCTCATGGATAGTAAGTTTATCATTCCAACGTATCCCTTTATCAATTAGATACTGACGCCGGTGAATTTTTCCATGAACAAAAGTGCTATCCATTTCATGGTTAATATAAATAATTTCTTTTGTTTCGGGATGCCGTGTTTCTTCAGTAAATACAGACACAAGACTATCGAATCCTGTTTCCATTTCGCGAAATACAATCCATAATCCACATGCGTTATAAAACATATCATCCGCATCACAAAACATAACGTATTCAGCCGTAGCATAATCAAGACAAGCGTTTCTTGTTGCGGATACTCCACGGTGTGGTTCTTTATGATATTCAATCATAAATGGATAATTATGTAACAATTCATCCGACAGAAATATATCGCTTCCATCGTTACAAATAATTACTCCGATCTGATCAAATGGAACATTTTGCTGAATGGCAATACTATCCAATAATTGTTTAATTATCTTATCAGTTTCTTTATATTGTGGTATAAGAATCTGTAACTTCATTTATCTGCTTTCCTCCTTAAATTCCTACAAAACGACTACTATAATAACTCCATTGAGATGCGGTTTTATAACTTGCAAGCAAAGATGCTGGAACATAAATACTTCCATATTTGCCATCTGTGTAAGTTGTATAAGTTGATATTGGAGTGCTATAAAAAGCCCTACTATTTATCAAACTTATAACAGAAGATCCCATAAAATATAAGGAAACAAGTCTCCAGCAATTATTAAACGCACTAGTCCCAATGCTTGTGCAAGCAGGAAAACTTACAGTTGTAAGATTGGAGCAATATTGAAACGCCCAACTTCCAATTTTTTTGCAAATAGGAAAACTTATAGTTGTAAGATCGTAGTCATATTCAAACGCATTGCTGTCAATACTTGTACAAACAGGAAAACTAGCAGCTGTAAGTTTACTGCAATAACCAAACACACTAGCCCCAAGACTCGTACAAATAGGAAAACTTATAGTTGTAAGTTTGGAGCAACCTCGAAATGCGCCATCATAAATAACACTGCAAAGAGGAAAACTTACAGTTGTAAGTATTTTACAACCATAAAATGCACTATACAAAATTTTTGAACAAGCCGGAAAACTCACAGTTGTTAATGCAGAGCAATCATAAAATGCAGATCCACCAATATACGAGCAAGAATGAGCACTTACAGATGAAAGATAACGACATTCGGCAAACGTATAACTCCCAATTTTTGTCATGGTAGAATTTTCATAAATGCTAATGGTTCTTGTTATTAGTTCATCTTCTAGGCCGCCTACAGGGATATTACCAATGGCGCTTGCGAATCCAGTGTCAAGATCCCATGGAATGGATGCAGATGCATTTGGATCTTTATCTCGTATTGCATTTGCCGTTGCTGTAAGAGCTGCATCTAGCCGATTGCTGTCAATAAGTTTATCTAATGCCATTAATAATTACCCCCTTCCCATACTGAAATTTCTTCCATAAGCATCTGTACAAAATCATGCATTGAAATAAGTACAATGTTTCCATCGGAACCAACCTTCATAAGTTTATCAGCATTGGCAGAACCTTGATTCTTATCAAGTTTTCCACTAATATCTTGATGAGCGGTTAATACTTTTGTTCCGTTGGAATACAAACATCCATCCGTTCCAACATATGCCGTATCATGAGAATATGTTTGAGGGTTAGCTGCTTGAGTCGTAGCACCAATAAGGAATAACTTGGACGAACTGTTTGTAGACCCAGCTGTATTCTTTGTGTCATTATTGGTATCAGTCCATGGAACATTAACAGACAGATAACCACTCTTATCAACACCAACTGCATACTGTCTGTTTGCCGTGCTTCCCATTGCCGCCGAATCAAGCGTGGAAGCAGTCTCACTTTTGAGCTTTGTTTTGATAGTACCGCTTCCTGTAATCGTACCGCCTGTAAGGCCTACACCAGTTGCAACAGAAGTAACTGTACCATTTGTTTTAGTATATCCAGCATAATAAAGTGTTCTTGCTGTTATTAAATTTGTATCAGATGCAGAAACTGCTGTTGAAGCTGTATTATCTGTAACACCCTTTGATGAAGCTGCGGCAAGTTTATATCCATTTACAGTATCAGCAACGGTTAACTTCTTAACTTTAACTTCGCCTGTAGACGGATTAACTGTTGGATTGTTTTCATCAGTGTCAGAAACTACGCCATACACAGCAGTGTTTGAACTATTTGATCCCGCTTTTCCAATTGTTTGACTTCTACTTACAATAAATGGATAATCGTCATCGTATCCAGTAGTTTGCCTGTAAATTCGAATTTGTGTATTTGTATTAGAATCATAATCAGCTCTGTGCCAGCCGTTATTGTAATATGTAAATAAAATTACAGATCCAACAGCATAATGAGTTGTCAGCTTAGAGTTTCCACTAAAGTAACAAGTTACAGCACCAAGATTATTAATATTCAAAGTAGTCGTGCTAGCGCCAGCAACATTCGGTCGATAAAGAATCGTTAATCCATTTGAATAAGAAGTGAATCCTGTACACGTTCCTGTCCATGTTCCGGCAGTAGTATCCGTCGTCGGACCTTCAACATAGAAAACATTTGCAATTGTATCTAGTTTCTTTTTGTCGGTGCTGGACATCAGACCGTTCGCGCTTTGCGTGGCTGCTGAATAAGTTGTATCACTTGATGGAATACCTAAAGCGGTAATATCAGCTTTTGCAACTGCCGTAGCGGCGGTAACGTGACCTTCGGAGTTTGTTGTAATCTTATAAAGCCCAGAACTGAAAGCACTTCCCTTGTTTGTCACAGCATGAGTATAAGCAGTATTACCATAGTCTCCACGATAGGCAGTTGAAGAAGTTGTGCCTAAAGCAAGAGAAGCACTGATCTCAACGTATGCGCTACCACTCCAGCGGTAGGTCTTGTTCGTATCCTTAGCAATGTAGATCTTTCCAGCCTCGCCAGTAGAAGGGAAAGAGGACTGCTTGTCGTATTCAAGTACATCATCAACATAAGATGGAAGCTGCGAAGAAGGAATACGGCCGTTTGAATCAAGCTCTGCAACACCATTGGCCGCGCCTTTTTCAGAGACATTAATTTTGTTTCGATCTAACGTTCTTCCCTGAGATGCATCCAATGCTTTACCGGTAGTTGTAGTTGTAAGATTATTCACAACTTCTACCTTTGGCGGAACATATTCTTCCACAAAAGCCAAAACAGAAGAGCCGGAATAATTTCCATTTTTTCCAATAAGAATTCTCGGACTATCTGTCAATACATATTGCTGATTCGAGCCATTGCTATAATAAAATCTTTTCCCATCAGTCCAAATATATTGTCCATTAAAGTTAGTCAAACCAGACCATGTTTTTTTACTCCAAATGGAAGTAGCTTTGTCTAATACATATTGATTTGCACTTTCACTAAGATAAATATCTTTACCATTAGTCCAAATGTTTAATCCACCAAACATTACGTTTGTTCCGTTCCACGTTTTTTGTGACCAAGTGGAAGTAGATTTATTTAATACATACGTGTATCCGGCACTATAATAAGTATTTTCTCCATCTGTCCAAATATTATTGCCGTAAAAATTAGTCAATCCAGACCATGTCTTAACATTCCAGGCAGAATTAGATTTATCCAAAACATAATGCTGTGTACCATTGCTACAATAAATATTATTTCCATCTGTCCAGATATATGCTCCATATATATTTGATCCATTATTGTTCCACGTCTTAGTACTCCAAGTAGAAGTGGATTTATTTAAAACAAACTGTCCATTACCAGCACTAAAATAAATATTCTCTCCATCAGTCCATATGCTATCTCCATTAAAACTGGTTATTCCAGACCATGACTTAGTAGTCCAAGTAGAAGTAGATTTATCTAAGACACGTTGTGTTGTGCTATAACTGAAATATACATTCTCTCCATCAGTCCAAATATATTGTCCACCAGGAGCTAAAGTACTACCCCAGGTTTCAACAGACCAATTATCTAATTCTATTTCGTATTTAAGTGGATCACTTGGAACTGGAACATTCTCTTTTATAAACTTTTTTACAGGAACAGAAACATATTTACCATTATTACTTACGTAAAGCTTTTTAATATTATTTGATATCATATACTGATTTTCATACCAGCTATAATAAATATTCTCTCCATCAGTCCATATGGCACGGCCACTAAATCCACTAAAGCCACTCCACGTCTTAGTGTCCCATGTAGAAGTAGATTTATCTAAGACAAATTGAGTTGATGAACCAAAACTATAATAAATATTCTCACCGTCGGTCCAGATATCATTACCATTAATTCCGCTAAAACCATTCCACGTATTAGTATTCCAAGTAGATGTGGATTTATCTAAGACAAAATGTTTTGATTCGTAGCTGTAATCATAATAAATATTCTCTCCATCAGTCCAGATATATTGACCATCATAACTAGTCAATCCGCTCCACGTTTTAGTATTCCAAGTAGAAGTAGATTTGTCTAAAACATATTGTTTTGCACTTTCACTAAGATAAATATCTTTACCATCAGTCCATATATTAGTTCCACTGAAATTACTCAGCCCACTCCACGTCTTAGTATTCCAAGTAGAAGTAGATTTATCTAAAACTCTTTGGCCAGAGCTATTACTATAATAAATATTCTCACCGTCAGTCCAGATATTATCGCCACTAAAGCTACTTATCCCATTCCACGTTTTAGTATTCCAAGTTGAAGTGGATTTATCTAAAATATACTGATCTGAATCACTACTATAATAAACATTCTCTCCATCTGTCCAAATACGATCACCAATAAAACTGGTCAATCCATTCCATTGCTTTTCGAAAATGCCTATCTCATATTCTTTATCCAAAAAGTCTTTGGCACTCTTGTTACTATCCGTAAGATTGCCTTCAGCGTCCAGAGCAGCAAAGTTTCCAGCTGTTGCGTTTGCAACCTTGTCCGCCTTTTCGTAAAGCGCCATGGCGGTATCTGTATTCACAGGATAAATCAGTTCCGTGATATCCCCGGTGTCTGCCCAAATATGATTGAGTCCAAGCAAGGTACGGACTTGAGGGGCGGAAAGCTGATAGAGCATAGGACTTGCAATCTTATAACAGACTTGAACA